ATACCATCTTCAAGATAGATAAACAATCTACGAACATTAATACGATCAAATGCTGATGCTTTTGCAAATCCAGTTTTATCACCGAATAATACAATTCCTGCACCAGGTGAGAAGATAACTGGGTTTATTCGATTTGAATAAAGTTTATCTCTCTGTATTTTAGTAGGATTGTATGGTAATTTAACTGCGTTTAGAATTGCACCTCTTGATGTGCCCGCTGGTGAGAACCAAGGGAAATCATTGATGTCAGTTCTTGCACATGCTCCAGCGATATCTCCATTAAGTGGAATATATCTGAAGGTATTATTAAACCTATCATACATGTATTTGTACCCACTGTCAAATACTGCGAAGGTTGTTGAACTTATTGTGTCATAAAACTCAACAACATTATCAGTTATTGTTGAATCGCTGTAAATTGTGACTGCTGTATCATCAGATGTATCTGATAGGATACGATCTCTTGATGGTGAGATGAATGCAACTGCATCCTTTCTAAGTTCTGCAACTGTAATTAATTTTTCAGCAAGTGCTCTTGTGCGATCCTGACCATACTTTCCAGAACCCATCAATAAGAAGTCTACATCGACTGTTGTGTCATTTTCAAACTCTCCATAACCACCGATTAGATCATCAAGTCCAGAATCCATTGCACCGGTTGTTGTTAGATCAGTTTTACCACCGTAGTTTAAACCACCTGATAATACTAAGTCTTGCTTTCCTGAACTATTGAAAACAATTCCTTCAGCATCCTGATCCCATCCACCATCTGCAAATGGTGTTGCTGTTGTGCCTGGTGCGAATCCAGTTGCGAGTGTACCAATTCCAGCACCACCTCCTCCAAAGATATACTCTGAAGTATTATAAAGATATTTTCTCCAGTATGATGGTGAACCTACTGAGAACTCAGCATCTTTTGCTTTTGAAAGATTTAGATGTTTCTCAAGAATTGTTCCAGCATTACCAGTAACTGTTCCTTTTGCATCAATTACAACGACATGAACTTCATCAAAACGACCACCTCTTGCAGCGGCATAGGATGAAGTGCCTGGTTTGTCGGCAATTGTGTTCCACTTAATAGTGCTTAGAGATGTTGTACCTCCAGAAGTCGCAGTTGAAATTGCTAATGTCTGATTGTCAAACCAATCTTGAACTGTTGTAGCCACAACTGTTGTACCTACACCCACTGCTGAAGATGCTGTGTTGATACCTGTGAAAGTTAAACCACCAGTAGGAGTAGAAGTACCTGTTCCTACTCTAAATTTAAATGTACTGTCAAAATCTTTTGGAAATTCAGTTCCCGCTGCAGATACGTGACTTAGGAATTTAACTTCTATATTTGTTGGATTTACTTGAGTAACGATTCCCTTGAAGTGTCCATCAAGATATTCAGTTAAACCTGCACCAACTTGTTGCACAGTCAAAGGTGGCACTATTTGTGTAACTGCTGTACCAACTCTAATTGTTGTTGTACCTGCTCCACTGATTGCAGCGTTAAATGCAGTAACATCAAAGTTAAGCACTTGGTCTGCTTTATTATCAATGATCGCAACTCGAATATCATTTGTCCATGTTCCTGGATTTCGACCAGCAACAGTTACGTTTGATATTGTGTTTTCATCGTATCCTAACTCTTTATAATGATCTGTGCTCTTAATCTTTAAGTTTGATGCTGTACCGGAGAAACCATTCTTTAACCCAGAATCATCTGCTCTAATTACACTAAGCACTCCACCATAAGATAGGTAAGATGATCCTACCATCCAAGTTTCATACTGCTTGTCTGTTTCAAATGGTCTTCCAAACTGATCAACATATTCATTTTCACCAGTAATTGTTACGGGATCACCAACAGGTCCTTTCTCAAATGGTCCTACTATACCACCAATTTTACCTGTTGATCCATCGATTCTACCAATGGTTAAATCGACTTCCCTTACTAAAATACCAGGAGATGCTAAATTTAATGCCATCCCTTACTCCGTCATTTTTGTTCTGAAAATATTTATGAAAAAGGGTATTTACAATGGGGAAACAATGCACGAACTACCAATCTGGATATTCCCATTCGATTATTGTTTTTCTTCTGGACTTCATAACTCTTTGAATCGTACAGGTTTTACACTCATATGAATATGCAGATGGTGATGATAATTTATTTTTTCTTGATAAGTAGAAGTCAGCGATTAAGTCTTTCACTTGACCGCAAGTTCTACACTTTCTTTCAGAGAAGAGTAAATGATCTAATTTTAATTGATCATCTAAATCCATCAAGTCTTTTCGTTTATATTTGGTTTTCCAAATGTTTTATATGCCAACTGCTCTTTCAAAAAGTCAACTTGCATTTTTAAACTTTTATTTTCTTTCTCTAAATTTTTGATTTGTTCTTTGTAATTCATTACATATAATCCCACATATATGAGCGATCACCATATTCATCAGCGTACCACCTTTCACCATTATTGTCAACAAAAGACTCATCGTCAAAACCATCTGCTATGAAACCAAACGGTGCCATATCTTGTTCAATTTGATTTTTTTGCTCTTCATATATTCTTTTTCGAATATCATTATCAGTCATTTCCTTGAAATATTCCTGTGCAACTAACCATGCAAATATAACAAGACACATTGCTAAGTCATCATTACATCCCTCCTCTGCTTCAAATGAGTTATGTTTCTGAGCAAATGTAGTCAATTCAGATATGATTTCATAATCACAAGTTAGCAACTTATTATCTTCAATCATCGTTTTTAAATTACTACAACCGAGTTTTTTTACCGCAGCAGTTGTTCTCACACCCAGTTGTGTTTTCTTTCCTGAAAAACCCTGACCAACTATTTGACCCGCACGACCTCTCATCGATGCCATCAATAAATTTTCATACTCCAAATCATATTGAAGTATACTTGCAACTTGATCTCCAATATCGTTCACTTCAACTAATAAGTATGCATTATTATATCCCTTTGCAACATCAAGTATCACATTTGGAAAGAGCATTGGTTTGATTTCATTATTTCGGTACTTTGCAACAACCTTATAAGGAAACTGAGTGACATCAAAAACGATAAATGCTGAATAGTCGTTTCCAAGTCCTCTTGCTACATCAACAGTGACAATATAATTATGTTCTTTTTCTGGTCTTTCGTATATGTCAAGTCCTGCATTTTTGGTGATTGGATTATCATATACCATATTTCTCAATACAGCAGGATTGATGAGGGTATTTACAGAACCTAAGAACTCACATTCAAACTCAACCTTGAACTGTTGTTCTGATGTGTTTGCAATCGTCTGCTCTTTCCATACTTCATCACGACCAGGAACTTCTGACCAATGAACATCAGTCGGCACATATTCATTTTTACCTTTTTCTGAATCATGCCACATACGATAAAAGTGATTCATACCACGAGGAGTGGATACGATAATCACTTTTGTATTTGTACCAGATGAAATTGTAGGATAAACAGATGCAAAGAAATCATCTGCGACGTGATTCGGTACGAAAGCAAATTCGTCCAAGAATAATATATTGAATGACATACCACGAACAGCAGATGCAGATGTAGATGCTGCTAATATTTTTGAACCGTTTTCTAATTCCAGTGAACCTTTGTTCCAAGCAATGATACCTTGCTGCATCCATCTTGGTAAATTTTCATATGCAGTCTGTAATCTACCAAGTAGATCCATCGCAATCTTTGCTTTGTTCGCAAGAATACCTATATTAACGTTGTCATTGAATACCGCATAGTGTAAAAGATAAGATACCACAGTAGTAGA